CATGATTTATCTCCTTTCAGGCGCTCGCTGCGGGGCAATTGTTGCTCCGGGGCGCGTTTTTTATCAATTGCTTTGGCCTCGACATACGCCGTTGCCCAGTCATCCAGCTCCTGCCGGTCGAAGCCGACACCGCGCTCGCCTATGGGAAACTCGCTGACATATGGGCGCACGGTTTTGTCGAATTCGGCGCGGCACATGCCCAGGTAGATAGGCGCGGCGCCGGCACGGATGAAACGAGGGAGGATGCTTTCGCGTCGGGGCCGAGAGGGCGCCTGCGCCAGTTCTGCAGACATAAGTGCTCCATGCCGCGCGTGGCGGCAGAAGGTGGTTGATGGGGTAGGTGGATTGTGGAAATCAGATGAGGGGTGTTAGGCAGACTGGGCGGGTGAACTAAGGTTTATTGGTTCGCCTCGCCAGTTGCGCGCACGCTTTCTCCCCTGAAGGTAACTGGCGGGGTGAACCCTCCATCACCGCGGCCCCTTGTAGCAGTACACGTAGGTGAACCAGGCGAGGGCGATCATGGCGTCACCGCCTGGCTCAGCGCCAATTCCAGCGCATCAGATACCTGCTCGCTCAAGCTTCCTTGTCCGTCGAACTCGACCTCATTACCGTCGTCGTCGAATGCCGAAACGACACCGCAGCCGCGCTCTACCATGATTTCAATACTCCATGCTCCAGGTAGCTAGCCGGCGGCCTGCTGGAGTTGGTTGTGAAGTTCGGCGTCTTCTCGCAGCTGATCCCGCTCCCTGATCAAGGCCTTGATGGCAGTTGAGATGTTCATATGCCCGAGTTCGAGTGTGATGGCCTGGGCCTCATCAAAGAGCTTGACCTTCTGATCTCGATCCTCGGCTGCCCGTGCGGCCAGTTCTTTCTCGCGGATCTTGAGGCAGCGCTTGCACGTCACGTACCGCCAGTCGTTGCTGAGCTGTTCGTCTTCCATGACGCCATCGGTGCCGCAGTACACGTGCTCAGGAGGATCTTGATCGGCTTCTGTGCCGCCATCCCAAGGGTAAAGGTGAACCGCTCGCTTGCTCATGGCGTCACCTGCTTGAACTCGACGACCCAGACCCAAGGATCGGAAGCCCACGACTCCTCGCCGTTGATTCTTTCCCAAAGCACTTCGAAGGCATCCAGCGCGGTGTGATCGTGCATCGGTACGCCGGCAGCGGCTTCCTCGAAGGTGTGCCACTTGCAGCCATCCAATGCTTGGCAGCCTTCCGCCACTGATTGCTCCTCGCTGATGTCCTGCAACTGCTCGACACGTACTGCGACAACCTCCAGAAGGATGCGGCTGGCGACTCGCGGCATGTGAATGCTGGGCTTCCACGACTCAACGCCGGTGAACTTGCCACCACCAATGCATTTCGGGAATTTACCGTCGGCGCGATAGTAGTAGACGCCAGCCTCGCCGCCTGGGTTTGTCCGGTTGAACGTCTCACGAACCCATAGCCGATCACCTGGTTTGCCGTAGGGGCAAAAATTGATCGCCGACACATAACCATCCTCACATTCCACGAATGGATAGCCAGCATCTACGTCGGCTTCGCCGCGAGGTTCGTCGAAACGGTTGGTTAATTTTGGCTTGATAGTCCGTCGCGTGACCGTCTTCCGGCCTTCCAGGAGGGCGCGCACCATCGGCGCAGAGAACAGGATGGGGCGTTCCTTTATTTCAGGCATGACTTCGTCCTTGCCGCTATAGCGGCTGACTTTGAAGGAGAGGGTGTTGTTCGTGTGTTGCTGTCGACTACTCTTAGTAATCAACTATTCGCGGAGGTGTGTGATGCTCGATGAATCAACTGGAATGCAGCTTGGTAAGCGTTACAGAATTGAGAGCCCGCTAGGCGACCTGCTCATCGATGGATTTTTTTTGGATGGGACGTTTTTTGATAGTGATCACCACCGAGCTCCCCTAGGATGGCTGGAGGCGAACAACTTTATATTCAATGCTGTAGACGGAAATGGGACGCCTATATATCCCAATCGCATCGCAGGTGAAATTCATAATCTGGTTCTAACTTTAGCTGACGGAAAAACGCTAGGAATCAGACATGTTGGAAACGGCTGAGGCGAGAATTACTGTTCGATTCACAGTAGTCATACGGCCACCTGCTGCTGTTCTTGGCTCAGCGCTGCTTGAACTGCCTCGACGATCCGGCGTAGGTAGGTGAATTCGTGGTTTTCTTCGACAGCGTGCTCTTGCACCGAGTAGTGCCACTCGTCACCGAATAACTCGCTGAGGATCTTGTCGTGGTGCCATGTCTCGTTGGGTGTCTCAATGCTGCACAGCACATCGATGTCATGCCATAGCTCGCGGGCCTCACCCTTGCTCAGTTCGCCCAGTTCCCAGTCGTGTCTCCCGGTCTGTTGCCGGCGGCGCTGGATGATGCACTTTTTGGCGAAGGTATGGAGCGCGTCACCGCTGAAGCGCGTGCTGCTGATCCCGCGATCCAGGCAGTTCAGGACGTAATCCCAGCCGCACTTCGCGACAAACTCGGCGACGGTCCTCGGCCCCATTCCGCCCCAGAAGGCGTTCCAGCTCTTGTCCCAGCAGTTGATGGTGATCTTGCCCTGGGCAGTCTGGTAGTGCGGATCGGATTCGGTGGGGCAGTCCCGGCGACCGAAGTCCTCGAGGAATACCGTGATTGGGTCAAGCCGTGGCGCACCGGTGATTACCAGCTTCGTGACCGTCGAGCGTTCAACTTGCAGCGGCTCGGCCGGTTTGTTTTCTGTGGGCATGGGGCGTCCTATGCCGGGGCATGCCTCGGCGGTGTAATTGAGGGAGGCTGTTGATCGCAGCTGTGGGTTGTTGACCATAGGGCAATTGCAGTGCCTCCCGATAATCCCGGTATCAATCGACCGGAGCTCTATCGCATGAAACAAGTCGTCGCAGACCTGATGTATCAAATCCTTATTGAGCTGCTGAGCCAGATGCTGATGCGCCTGGCTGAGTGGCTGACGGCCGCCACGTGGTTGTGAGCTACGCCGTTTCAGCCTGACGCTCGGTCGCGCGCTACGGATCGTTGGTCCGGGCCAGTGCAGCCATAGGTGGCGGCCCGCGCTGTTGCGGTTGTGGGGTGATATCAATATGCTGCCATCCTCTAACAAGGAGATGAGCAATGAGTAAGTACGCGCCCTTAGCAGACTATCTAAGAGTTCAGTCCCAGGACTCCGTCACACTGACCTTTGCTCAGATCGATGCGTTAGTAGGCGGCTTGGCCCCAACCGCAAGGAACCATGATGCTTGGTGGGCAAATTCACGTACGGATGACAGCCACACTTGGGCTCACCTATGGATCGCTGCTGGCTGGGAATGCGAGTCGATAGACAGGGCAAATGAAATCGTAGTTTTTCAGCGCGCTTCAATTGACTCATCAAAACCAACCCAGCGCTACTGGTGGGTAAACCACAAGCAGACGTTCAAGTCTGAGTTCGAAGGTGGCTATATTTGGTCGCCTAAGACAAATAAAAATGGGGCTCGCAATAGCACTTACGATAATTTGACCCGGGTGCAACCCGGTGATGTTGTTGTGTCCTACGCTTACGGAGAGATCAAAGCCATTGGTGTTGCCAGTCAACACTATTCAGAAGCTCCGAAACCTGAAGAGTTTGGACTGGCGGGCGACAACTGGGCGAGCAGTGGGTGGTTGGTGCCCATCGAATGGACTGCACTATCGACTCCAATTTCACCTAAAGCTCATCTTGGAGAAATCCAGCCACTACTTCCGAAAAAGAGTTCTCCTCTACAAGCCAACGGTAATGGAAACCAGGGATGTTACCTCGCGGCCATCTCTCCGCTGTTAGGCGAGGTAATTCTCAACCTGATAGCTGATGGCGATTTTGATGTGCTGACTGCAAAGCAGTCTGCAGCCGTTTCCGTTGGGGAGGAGATGAAAGACCACGGGCGTTTGCCGGCAGAACAATTGCGAAAAGTCACCCCCGAGTACATTTGGGAAGCGGTGCAAATCTTACTTCAAGGTACTCATGCCGATGGGTATAGACCCTCCGTTGACTATGACTTGTTGGCAGACGACGGTGTGAGATTAGCGCCAAAGCAAGTGTTTGGCCTTGCAGCAACAGCAGCGCTAGGAAAGGACATCAAGCCAGTCCACTTCACTGGTGGTGTCGGTACCGTTTGCTTTGAACTGCTGGAGGCAGCAGGTTACAAGATTGTCCCAAAAGATGAGCAGGCTGAGCCGGTCGAAATACCAACTGACATTGAGGAGAGAGAGTGGGCAGAAGGCCAGGTCAAATTGGTATATCACCTGAAACGTGAACGCTCACCAGGTTTATCTAAAGCCAAGAAGGCTGCATTCACCAAAAAACATGGCCGGCTTTTCTGCGAAGAGTGCGGAACAGACCCTATCGAAGCCTACGGTGATTTTGGTGTGGCCTGTATCGAAGTCCATCATGATGCAATCCAGGTCGCCGATATGGGGGACGAGCACAAAACCACCCTCGACCAACTGCGTTGTCTGTGTGCGAATTGTCACCGCATAGTGCATCGCAGGCTGAAGTCAGAAGCTACTTCGCTCTTCACTGGATAGCCAAAGTCAAGGCACACTCGGATCAGTCGCAACAACCTGATAGTCAGCCTCTGCGATCTCGCAGAAGAATGAGCAGGACGGAATTTTTTCGTAGCGACGCACTGGGCCCTCGCTCAGTTCTCGCAGAGAGAAGCGGATATTTGTGATTCGATTCCGAAACAGATAGGAGCCTTCGCCCAGTTCATCCTGGATTAGGCATAGGGCTTCGAACTGTTTCGGGAAGTCTTCGCGGATCGCCCGGAAGTAACCTTCGCCGCCCTTCACGCAGCCGATACAGTTCGCATTTTCGTAGCCCATGCGGTACATCAGCGGCAGTTCAATGCCAGCCCGCTGGATCATCGCCTTGCAATCCTCTTTGCCCAGGCCGCGCTCGATCAATGGAGCAATCACTGGGCGATCGGGGTTTCGCTCGCGGAAGTCCTCCAGTCTATCGGCTTCCTCGGCGGTGTACCCGAATACCATCACGTCTCCAGGTTCTTTCCAGGTATCGAGTAAACGGCGCTTCAGTAATTTTGTGCATGGCGCTCCGTTGCGTCCCTTCATGAATCGCTCACGTCGGAACACCTGGATGATGTCGGCGCCGTACTTTTCATCCCTCAACTGTACAACTTCCTGCCCGAACCACGCTTGGCAGTCCATCAGGAATCGGCGGTTGTCCTCGTGCTCATTGGCCAGGAACGCATTGATGATCTGAACATCGTGCGTCGTGCCGTACTGTGCCAAGGCCAACTTGGTAGCCACCGCCGAGGCGGCACCGCAGCTGAATTGGCAAACGATTCGCGGTTGTGGTGCGGACATAGAGGATCCTCGCCGGCTGGCGTGATTCGTTGAAGTGGGGTATTTAGGTTGTGGCCTGGTGCTGATCCGGGCGATAGATGAAATCTCACTTACTGTTAGCAAGGAGCAAAAAATGGGTATTTTTGATTCGTCCAGCAATGGGAATAAACAAGGGGTCATTTCCAACGGCGGTCAGAAGAACACTGGCGGTCATGATCACAGAACGAATACCGGCGATGACCGTACCCCCGCACAGAAGAAAGGCGACAAAGAACGTCGCAAGGACTGAATCTAATTAAGCTGCAGGCGCTGCGTCATGGAACACATCCATCTGCGCGGCGCCATCCAGCCAAGCAGCATCGATCCGACGGCGTGCCATCTCGGCATACTCCGAGTTCAGCTCGCAGATGATTGACCGTCGACCTTCCTGCATTGAAACCAGTGATGTGGTACCGGCGCCGCCGAACGGATCAAGCACGACACCACCGCGGGGAGCACCCGCCAAAACGCATGGCCGGATCAGGTCGGGCGGGAAGGTGGCAAAGTGAGCGTCCTTGAAACTGTGGGTTGCCACGGTCCAGACGCTGCGCTTGTTCCTCGTTGCTGTGTCCCAGGTGCTTTCCTCTCGGTCCGGGCGATGAGTGCCTTTGTTCTGGCCGGGGATAACCTGTTCGCGCTTTGAGTCTTCACGTTTGAAACTGTCACGCCTCGCTCGCTCAGCACCCTCCTTGTGAAAAGCTCCGTGGCCACCGTCACCGGTTGAAGTGTCCCAGCCTGTCGGCACTGTTACGCGCTGCCGATTGCGTGATTTCGCATCCGTACCGTGACCCCAGCCAACACCGTTGTTGGGTTGGGTTGGCGGCACAGTATTCCCGGGCGAAGTACGGCTGCCGCCTTCTGCATTATCGAAAGTAGTACTGTTGACGTACGCACCACCACGGAAGCCATTGGCGCTGCCTTTGCCGGTCAATTTGGCCGGCTCTCGTATTGCCTCCATGTCGCAGTGGTACCGACGCGATTTGCTGAGCAAAAATATGTATTCGTGGGCTTTCGTGCACCGGTCCCGCGTCGACTCCGGCATTGGGTTCGGCTTGTGCCAGATAATGTCCTGCCGCAGATACCAGCCGTCGTCCTGCAGGGCGAATGCCAGCCGCCAAGGCATGCCCATCAGATCCTTTGGCTTGTACTCGGCGTGGGTAGTGGCTTTGGCCTTGCGCTGAGCAGCCATCACCTGGCGCTGACTGATTGTGGAAGCTCCTACGCCCATGTCGTCCCGACCATGTGCGCCCCAGCTACCTGCGTAGCTGTCGCCCATGTTCACCCAGGCCGTTCCGTCGTCGCGGAGTACTCGCCGCACTTCGCGGAACACTTCGACCAGTCGATAGATGAACTCGGCCGGTGTTTGCTCGAGGCCGATCTGCCCATCGACGCCGTAATCCCGCAACCCGAAGTAGGGCGGGCTGGTTACGCAGCATTGCGCTGACTGGTCGGGCAATGTCCGCATCATGTCGATGCAGTCGCCGACCAGTATCTGGTGGGAAGGGGGCATAAGTGATTTCCAGTCAGACGCCTGCCTCGCCGGCTGGCGTGATTCGTTGAAGTGAGGTATTTGTGTTCGCCCGGCATGGAGCCGGATCAAGGAGTGCCATATGGCAAATGAGGAAAAAAACGTAACTGCGTGGCTAAGAAGTGAGGATATTCAGTCCTCGATCCTAAAGTGCGAGAATATTTTCAATTCCGGCATAATTTCATCAGACGCCACTGCAGACCCCCTTTTCGAGCCTGCAGTTATCACCTTGCTCATCAACCTTAACGATCTTCTCGGTAAGGCGAATAAGGACGGAAACCGCGTAACAATTTCTGACCAGGTTACGCCAAACGAAAAAATCAACGATGTTACTGACTTGATAAGGGAATGCAGAAACGCGGCTTGTCATATCGGAAGTGGAGAGCACGTTCTCGAAGGATTCAACAAATTTACATTCAACGTGTTTGCAGGCTTAGCGCCGTCAGCATTCGAAATCAATGGCGTAGATTTCGGGTGTGATTTCGCGAACGATATTGCGGTTTACTACGGTGATAAGCGAGTGTACATGCGCCGGCATTTACTGGCGGCGCTTGAGGCGGTTACTGCACATTACCGCCCCGTTAGTACTACAGGGTAATGTGGACGGGGGCGAAAAAATCGATCTGCGCGGCCTTGCACTCGATCTCACCATGCGGCAAACGTGCGATCTCTTGTCTGGCCGCGGCCACTTCGCCGGTGTGGCGACCATGCTCGGTATCGATACTTACCTTTGAACCGTCTGGTCGGCGAATCGTGCGTTCACCGCGTGGACCACGCTCAACTGCGTAGCCCAGTCGCCGCCATAGCCCATTTGGACTTTCGAATTGTGGAGCCACAGCCATCTCCAGTCAGGCGGCTGCGCGCTTGAGTTGGTCGGTGAGCTGGGTCGGTAGACTGCGCAGCGTCAGGGTGCCCCCGGCTTCGTCGAATTCGACCTTCGAACCGAGCAGGTGCTGCTCGAAGCTGATCGATAAGCCATCGATGCGCCCAGTGAAGCGCCGGAATTTGTTTAGGGTCTTTTTGTCCGGCGGCAGAGTGGGGGAAAGCCCGTAGTCTTTGGCCTGGATGAAGTCCGCGAAGTTCTTCGGCTGGTCTTCATCGAGCAATTCCGACAACTCATCGATGGTGATCGCCTCGCCAAGTTTGGCCTGGGCCATCGCGTAACTGACCAGCGTGTTGGTCTTCTCGCGGGCGGAATCTTCGGCCAGGTCTTCGCTTTCAACGAAGTCGCTGAACGCCTTGAGCAGAGTGCGGGTCTCGCCCGGACCGTCGACACCTTCCTGACAGCCAATGAAGTCGCGGAAGTAATCGGTTGCCTTTCGGCCGTTCTTGCCCTTGATGAACGAGATGTACTGACAGGATGCTGGATTGCTCTTCCACTCGCTTAGATTGATCCGCGCGGCCAGATTGATGTGATCGAGATCCAGGCGTCGAATAGGCATCAGCGTCAGCCCTTCGGTCATGATCACCGCTTCGGTTTCCTGTAGCAGGCCAATGACCAGATAGTCAGTCATGCCTTGCACGTAATGGCAGAAGAGGGCGCTACCACCGATCGTCAGGTTGGATTCTTCCATGAGCCTTGTGAGGTGTTCCACGGCGTCGCCGCTGAAATCCACAAAGCTTTCGGTGCCGGCCATGTACCTGCTGAGCCAACCACTGAGAGGGAAGGCGCCAGATTCGGCATGAAAGAAGCCCCAGGCCTTGCCGGTCTTGGCGTTGTAGCTTTCGTTGAACTGGTGCATCAGGTCGTCCCGAGCTTGGCTCTCGACCAGCTCTGCGTCGCTGCGATGCAGAATTGCCGGGCTACCGTCGGGCTTTTTATCGATCTTGTGGATAACGCTGTGAAGAACGGGCATTGCGAGTACCTCGGGTAGGCGCCGCCCTCCGTGACTGGATGCGACATTGGCATTTTTGGTTGTGGTGGGGTATTACGGGTGACCGGCATGGAGCCGGATCAAGGAGAAACAAATGACGATGTGGCGTATTTATTTATTTGGACAGTGCCTCGGTAGTGTGGCTGCAAAGACTGAGTTCGAGGCAAGGGTCGCGGCCGAAGAGAAATTCGATTTAACCGACGAACAGTTCGATGAAACAATCGCTGTAGAGGAATAAATCAGATTCTCGGTGTTATCACCTCATCCCCTGGATCCTGCTGAATCATCAGCAGGCTCTTGCGATGGAAAGCGAGCGCCACGTTTTGCGACACCTCGATAACGTGTCGCGGCGGGGCAAGCAGAGGGGCGGACTTTTGAGGCCCTAATGCATGAAGATGATGAATCATCAGCGTCATGGCCTCGCCCTGTTCCTCGATGCCGTGCCAGGCCATCAAGTCAGCCAGCGCTTGCCGGGTGCCGGCCATAGCATGCATCCGCAACTCTTCCTCGCCGCGAGTCTTTCGCCTCGCCGCAGTCTTTGCCGATCGATCTTTCTGCGCGGCTGCCATGGGATACCTCTTCTATGCCGCTGGCCGGCAATGCCAGCCAGGCTTGTCGTTTGCGTTGTTGCACGCGTGCCATCCTGCGCATCAGGCTGATGCCGGGAAGTCGAGTGAGTAATCGGCGATCAGCCGGCGGCATAGTGTTTCGCTGATGCCGAGGTGCTTGCTGGCCTTGTACCGCGTCATGCCGGCCGCTTTGCACTCCGCCAATTGAGCGGCCAAGGCGGCTTTTTCGTCGTCGCTGATGAGTCTTCCGCGCTTGCTCTTTGGCGCCTCGATGTTCCGATAGCCGTATGCCGGCTTCGGGATTTGATCGACGCCAGGACTGTCCTTGCCGAGGCCTGTCGGGATCAGTTGCGCCTGACCCCCGGATGCAAAGAAGGAAGCTTTCGCCGCCTCCAGTCCACATTGCCGCTTTGCGGCTTCTTCAATTGCTTGGTCCATGTCAGGCACCGTTTAAATGGTGGAGGGGCGCGAAGGGGATGTCGTCGTCGAAGCTGTCGGGCGGGGCGGCCTGCTGGTTTTGCGCTGGACGGGCTGCCGTCTGCTGCCGGGGCTGTTGTAGTCTTGGCTGCTGCGGTTGATTGGCTGCCTGAGGCGGTGAGCCGACGAACTTGATCAAGATGATCTTGCCCGTCAGCTTGAAGCCTTCACCGCCGCCGGTCTTGGCATACGTCTCGATGTGGGCGTCGTCCATGGTGAAGTAGACCTGCTGGCCCTTCAGCAGATAGGGCGCCATGGCTTCGGCTTGCTTGCCCCAGAGGGTGGCATCGACCCATTGAGTCGGGCGCTTTCCATCTTGGCCCTTGCGACCGTAGTCGCAGGCCAGGGCCAGGTTGATCACGGCATCGCCGCCTGGGGTGTAGCGCAGCTCAGCGTCACGGCCAATGCGGCCGACGTCGGTAAGTGTTGGCATGGGGTTTCCTTAGGCGGCGATGCCGAGCACGCGGTTCATGCGCTCGTCGAGGATTTCGTAGAAGGTTTTCACGCGCTCGTTCATCTTGCGAATCATCACTTCGTCGCGGTAGGCACGCTTCACAAACAGCTTCATGCCCGGCCAGTAGCTGACGAAGTCGATCCACTCGCGATCCGACACCCACAAGCCGCCCTGGCATTGCGCGACATGCTCCTTGGGGATCTCGCCGGACAGGATCACTTCCACCTGAAACTTCGGCAGCTTGGTCTTGATCTCGCACAGGCCGTCTTCACCGATCAGCGAGTCCGGCGAATAGCCGATGCCGTGGTTGAGGATGATGCCGACCTGCTCGGTGGTGACGTCCAGTTGCGACTGGTACAGGCCGCGGGCGATGCCCTCGTATTCATGGCCGCGCTCGGTGTGGCGGTTACCCTGGAATGGATCGGCAGCTTCACCGGTGATGCGCTCGCCGATCAGCGTGTTCATGTAGGTGAATGCGCCGGCGCCGAAGCCTGCTTCGCCCTTGCCGTTGACCAGCAGAGTGTCCAGCTCCGAGCAGGTCACGATGCCCAGGCGCAGGTCCAGCCACTCTTGAGTCCCTTGCTCTACGTTACTCATTACTTTCATTGCCTTTATCCTCGGCTGGTTTGCTGTTTTGGGTTGCTGACTTGGTGAGCATCGCCAGCACCTGGTCAAAAAGTGATTTCTCAACTGACGCCGGGGTGCCGTGCATCTTCTTGAAAGCCTCTTTCGCCTTGTCGCTGCATTTCTCCAGCAGGATGGCGAGCTGCGCGGCCTGGGCTGAAGTCACGCGTGGCGTAACCTGCGCGGCCGGCCCGTTGCCGTCGTCGTCTTCGCCGGTGGTGGTGAAGTTCAGCAGTAGGCCTGCGGTGTAGCGTTTGCCGTAGCTGACGCTGGAGGCGACGGCCTGCACGCCGTTTTTGCTGCCGGACGCATCGACAGGCAGAACAATCGAAGTTACTTCCCGGTGGCCGGCGCGATGGCTCAGCACACCTTCGACCTCGATGCCTCGCTCATTGCGAGGGGTGCGGAAGGTGATGGCGAATCCATACTTGGCCATCACCGGCTTGATCATTTCGTTGACGTCTTCCCAGAGCGCATAGGTGCTCTGGACCCGGCCGTTCTTGTCCTTGATGCCGCCGCGTTCGCCGATCACCGGCATTTCTTCCTGCATGTGAGCCAGGGCATCGTCGTATTGCTGCTTCGCCTGCTGAGCCTGGAAGCGTTCGTGCATTAGCATCAGTCGTTCCATCTTGTCGATGTCAGCATCGGGGCTCATGGCCACTTGCTGGATGATCGACATGATGGTCGCCGATTCGGTTTGAATGGCCGGCACGCGCTCGACCTGGTCTTTCACTGCGAGATTACTCATGGCGACCTCAATACTTGATGGAAATGGCGGGGATGAAGCCGCTGGCGATCAGCTTTACAGCCAGGCGGGCGCATTCTTCGTTCATGCCGTTGGCGATGAATGCCTCTTTCGCTGCCTTGTAGATGGCGCCTTTGTGGGCCCGATCTGCCTCGCGCAGCTTTTCTTGGCGTAGGATTTCGTCGGCCGCGGCGTTCTGGCGGGCGATCTCGTCCAATCGAGCTTGCTCAACCGCTGCGGCCTGACGCTGCTCGGCGGCAATGCGGTCCTGCTCGGCGCGGCGAATGGACTCGACGCGATCAGCCTCGGCTTGCAGCTTCTGGCGCTCGGCCTGTTCGGCGGCCAGTTTCAACTGCAGAGCCTGGTTAGCAGCGGCAGCCTCGGCCTCGCGGACTTTGCGCTCGGCTTCGCGCTGAGCCTGTGCGGCCTGATCAATCAGCGCCTGTTCGCGTTTGGCGGCTGCATCGCGCTCAGCCTGTGCCTTTTCTTCGGCTTCGCGGTGGGCTTTCTCTGCCGCCTCCCGGGCGATCGCTGCTTCATGGTCGGCCTTAGCTCGCGCCTCTGCTTCAGCGCGCAGCCTGGCCAGTTCCGCTTGCTCAGCCTCGTACTGCTGGCGGGCGGCGAGGGCGGCGCGAAGCACGCTCAGCGCTTTGTCCTTGGCGCGGGCTGCTTCCGGCTCGAACTCTTCCCAGACATCGCCCAGGGCAATTGCTTCAAGCTGTGCGATTCGGTCGGCCAGGTCTTCGGCGGTGATGCCGTCCAGATCCACTGACATCAGGCGGATACGCTCGATCGCATCGTTGTGCTTATCGACCCGGGCGTCCTCGGCGGCCTGCCATTCGTTCAGTGGGCGGCGGACCTCTTCCTGCCATGAGTCCAGTGTGTCCCGGACGCGCTTGCGCTCGGCGTCGATCTTCTTCGGGACTTCCTTCAGGTCGGCGACCAGCTTCTTGCCAACGTCGTCCAGGGCCGTCTTGGAGCGGGCTACTGCATACGCCATTGAGGCGATAGCATCGCGACCCTTGCGGGTGCTGATGTCCGGCGTGAAGCCATCGATCTTGGAGCGGATCACCTGGAGCCAAGGCTCAAGGCCCTTTTCAGCGCTGTAGACGGCGAGGGCGGTTTCTTGCGGCGGCACTACGGCCAGTTCGTTTTTTGCGGACATGGGGAATCCTTGCCGCGATGCTCGCAGCGTTTGAAGGTGGGGAGGTTATTGGGTGAGCTGGGCGCAGTAGGAGCTGGCCAGCATGACGAAGGCGGTACCGAGAAGGACGATTGCCGAGCCGCGCCAAACGTAGAGTCGACGGGCCTTTTGGTAGGAGGTCATGGGCGCACCCTTACAGCGATCCGTCCGCCCTTCATCGTCGCAGCCAGGCGCTGCGGCAGGTTGGCGACCAGCTCTTCGCGCTTACGGCCGATCACCTCGTTGAAGGGGAGACCGAAGCCCAGAATGGCGATGCGCCGCTCGATATCTTCGAGCTGCTCGTCAAGCAGCGTTTTTACCGGTGCTGTACTCATGACAACTCCTTGCGCTTCCGGCTGATCTTCAGCAGACGAGCGCTGTAGTGGTGGAATTCTTCTGCGGTGATCTGGCCGGCGGTGAAGAACCTCACGAGCAGCCGGTCTGCGAGGCTGTCGACGATCTCTCGGCTGCTGGGATGCTCCAGGGCTTCAAGCGCCTGATCTATGGCGATATGCGGGCTCAATGCTCGTTGTCCTCGGCCTGGGCGATCAGCGCATCATCTGCGAGCGGCTCCAGCAGGGACTCGGCAATCTCACCAAGCTTGCCCAGCGGGTGATCGCTATTACCAAGCAACTCAGCTACAGCTGTCTTGTCAGCGTTGCCGGTTGTCGCCGTGATCAGCAGCCAGCCCAGCGCCGACGTGTGCACTTCGCTGTCGGCCAGGCGGTTGTTCACGTACTCATCGACCGCCAGGGCGAATTCCTCGGCAGTCACGCCCTGTTGAGGGCGCATGCGGCGCTGGAACGACACGCTGCAGCCGCGTAGGAGTTCTTCGGCTGCGTTGTGCAACCAGTCGGCCCGTGCATCATCGTTCGGGCTATGGCTCACTGGAGGCGGCTTGCGGTGATGTCGAGGCAGATAACTATGCGTGGTGTTCATGATCGCCTCCAGGGGCGAGGTGGAGTAGGCGAGGGCCGCCCATCCGTTTTAAACATATGGACCGCAGGCCATTTGGCGCGATCCACTTTTCAGATAAGCGATGCAGGGGGCCGCGTTGCGCGGTGCAGAATCGTCCGCATCGGAGAGTGATCGAAACACCAGGGCGCTACCCCTGCTTGTTTCCCGCCGCGTTTCTGGTATTGGCCGGCAGATCCGGCTCAGGAGATTTACGGGGCTTTGC